AAGATAGCTCCACTACTACCAGTGTAATCAGATATACGCCTTATAACATCATCATTGTTACCACTTGTAATTCTTATAAAAAAATCATTTAATACATCATCATCTGTAAAACCTATATCTCTAAGTCCTGTAGAAATTATTGTAGTTAATGATCCTGTTCCACCAACAGCAGTTGTTGTGCTAAATGCACCTACATAAGCACCTATAGAGTCTGCAAACTCTGGAAGTATTGTATTTACTGTTGTAGTAGTCACTATTTACCTCCATTAGTTCTTTCTATTACTTTTTGGATTTGAGTTTGATCTAAGTGTACATTTCTAGGATAACTAAGTCCATCACTACTTGTAGTCATAAAAGTTATAGTAGCACCAGTAGTTTCTCCAGTCTCTTTATCAGTATGAACCATCATGTCCATCATTTTGTTTTGAGACTTCCATTTATCTTCTCTTATTTTTGCTATAACAGTATTAAAGTCAGTTTCTTCAAGTTGCCTTTCAGCATCTTGCCCTGCTTTAACAGCAGTTTTGTTATCACTATGTTTACCCACAAAATCTTCTGTAATTTGTTTTACAGATTTTTTATCTCCATAAGCATTTTTAGCATCAGGAATAAATACTTGTTTTTTTACTCCATCTTTTTCTATAACTGTATCTACCCAAGTAACTTCAGGCTTATCTTTGTATATATTATTATTATTAGATTTATTATATTTGCCCATATTATGCTGCCGTATTTATAATAACGCCATGTATTCCAGTATTAGCTATACCATAAGATACATTAATCACTGCATCTGTACTTGTAGCTTCAACCATTTTAATAATATTTAGGGCATCATTACCATAAATAGTAAAAGCATCACCAGCACTAATCAACACACCTTCAGCAGTAGCTGGGTCTGTTCCATCTATTCTGTACCTTATTGCTGCTGTTTCTACTTTTACTTGTGCAAAGTTAGCACCTTGTGGCACAGTTAGCGATCTTACTGTAGCGTCAACTGTTAATTTTTGATGTCCAAATGCCATCTTTTCTCCTTTATATATCTGTATTAATGGTGGGTAGTCTTGGAGGAATAAGTCTAATGTACTAACTTGGGAGTTCAGAGTAACGAAGTATTCTTAGCCACCCACCAATAATATTATTCAATTTTTAGTTAAGTCCAGATGTTGAAGACACCCATTGTCCTCCAACGAATCTAAACCAACCACCAGCGTTCTGGTCAAGAATACCGATAGCGTTATCAGAGTTGTTTCCATCTCTGATAGTAAGTGCTTCGTCTGCATCAGCCTCGTTCTGTATGTATACTTCAGCGAAACCAGTTGTTACACCAGTCTCAGAACTGTCAACAAAAACAAGGTCTAAATTTCTAGCACTACCTCCTGGATCAACAATTTGTAACTTATCACTAGCTGCAGTAATAGTCATATCAGCGTTTCCAGACAGAGTAGTAGTAGTAGAGTTAACACTTTCGTATTGTCTAGTACCTACTGTCATTTTTTTATTCTCCGTGTTTCTTTCGGTGCGTAAGAAATCTACCCATAGTTTGGTATTCTCTTTTACACACTCTATTATTTTTAAACTTAAAGCCACATTTGTAAACTTTTGAAGAAGCTTTAGTTGCTTCTAATTCAGGGAGCTGCTCATCTTTGAGAGTGCTTCTATCTTCTGCTTCTACCTCAGGGGGAGCAAAGAGAGCACCTTTCTCAATTAACCTGACAACACTATCCCAAGTAGCCCTTGCCTTAGTTTTTTCCCAGACAAGCTGTCCGTTGATGCTAGATTGCAACCAAAAATATGCCATATCCACTTGATCTGCCCATTCTGGAATAGGTAATGTTTCTAAATTATGCTTATCTAAATAATCCTTATAGGTTTGTTTAGAATCACTTATCTTTATAGTATTAACTGTATCATTCCAAATTGATTCAATCGTTTTAGCTTCTAGCAGCATTTTTTCTCCTTGCTCTCTTGCCTCCACGCCTACCTTTCTTGCGATATACGTTAGTAGTACTAGGGGTTATAAATCCTTTCGTATCACCAGAGACAACTTTGGCTTCTTCTTTATTCTTTACAAATGCTGGAATAGGTTCTCCTATAGATTTTAACTTTCCGTCTTTAGTCATTATGGTTTGAGTTTTAGTCTTACCTAAATACCTTTCGACATCTATGCTTCTAATCCTAAATGGAGATCCATCCCATCCATCATAAATGATGGTAAATTGACCCTCTTCAGCAGATAAATCTAAACCTCCAAAACCAGTTCTTGTTGTGACTGGTCTTTTACTTTGGTATTCAAATATATCTGCATCAGAAGTGGTCATTATTTATCCTTATTAACTGAATACTGCGTCAGTTGCAGAGTAGAACTCAACACCCCAAGTATCAACGATCTCAAGTTCGCCCCAGTTACCTGTGGTTACAACTTCAGTTCCTCTCAATGAAATGTCTCTTTCTTCTTCAGCACTAATCTCAGTTTCCATTGCTAATGCTAGTGCTTCTCTTGCGAAAATAGCACCTTTAGAATCTCCAGAACCATCCCTAGAAATTACACCAGATTCATAAATAGGTACGTTAAATATCTGTTCATTACCTCTGTAGTAGTTTTTAAGGACCTCAGCAGAATAACCATCTGGAATTGGCTGTGCAGCCATACCAGTTGATCCACCACCTTGAATACCTGTAGATTCTTGTACAAATCTTCGGATTTGCTCTGGGTGGAATACACCATTAGGTGTTCCAGGAGCTGGTCCAAAAGATGAGTCATTGTCAGTTTTTAAGTACGAAACAGCACCTGCGACATGGTAAAAAGTACCTGCATTACCTGCACCTGGAGCTGTAACAGAGAATCCATCAAACAATGTTATTAGATCACTTTCTAGCAATCTTCCAACAGCGTTACCTTGAACTTCTCCAACATGAGCCATTACCGATTCGTTGTTCTGTCTTACAAGTTTGTCAGATACAAAAGTAAGTAAACCATGTTCTGTAGCAGTTAGGTTTCTTACAGTTACACCAAGTTGTTGTGGAACAGAAATATCAACACCTTCTGTCAAAGCAGCAGCATCATTTCTACCCCATAAAGGAACATTAATTTGTTTTACACCTTTAGGGATATCATATCTAGTCACTAGCTGATTTGTTGGTCCAGCAGGTTCGATATTAGCAATAGCGTTAGCTATCATTATGGCACTCATGTCTTCCAGACTCGATGAGTCTGATAGCGTTAATCCTGTAGCCATTATCTTTTATCCTTCTTTATTAAAGTTTATTTTTTAATTCTTTGAATTGCTGTAAATCAATCTCACCTGTTGAAAAAGCTCTCGCTAATTCAGCTTGATTGTTATACAGTTTTTTTGCTGTAGAAGGAGCTCCTTGAGTTGAAGGGGGCACATTACCTTTAGGTTTAGGTGTATTAGCAGGAGCAGATTTTGTCATACTACTAATATTTTTAGTAGCTAAAGCCAAAGAATCATTATAATTCATGTCTGCAGTCCAACCATTCCACACACTATTATCCCTAGCAGTAACAGAAACCCCTAGATTCTTAGCAACAGTATTAATACTACTTTCTAAAGAACCTAGTTCTTCTTTTGATAATGTTGTTTGAGAAAGATTCCCAGCATTATTTTTAGCTTCTCTAAAAAACTCTATTGCTTCCTGCATTTCTGCCTGTTGCTCACTAGCTTCTCTTTGAGCTCTTTTTTGCCTAAACATTTCTTTTGCATCATCATCAAGCATGTCTTCTAAGTCCTGTACAGCAGAGTTAATTTCGCTTTTTGCTGCATCTTGAACTTCTTTTATTTTTTCCTGTGTTAAATTTTGAGCTCTACCTTGAGCTTGGTCAAACACAGCTTTCCGTTCTGCAGCCCACGCATCTAAATCTGCACGAGTCAAAGGAGCTTCCTCTGTCTCTGGACTATTAACTGCTTCCTCAACAGCATTCTTTACGTCATCACTAACTTCTTGTTCAACAGCCTTAGCTTCTTCGTTAGGATTCTGTTCTTGTGCCTTAGCACTATCTTCTGTAGTCATTAGCCGTAGCCTTTCACTTACTTAATATTGCCTATAGTTTAACTCTATAACTAATCTGTTGTAAAGCCAGGAGTATATCTTTCCATAGGAAAAGGTTGAGATAGTTCTCCTTTTCTATAATCAGATTGATTATATTTATGTATCATAGTTGAAGTTCCACCTATATTAAATCTATATAGAAAAGCATCTAGGTCAGGGTTGTTTTTTCTAAGTATTTTTCTAGCTTTCCTAATATCATTATTTATTTGTTTAATTATAGGATTAACTTTTTCTAGTTCTTCTCTTACAGGATAAGGAGCTTTTTTATAGCTATTCCATAATTCTATAGATTCGTCACCCCTTAAAGCTAGAGCTTCTTGTTCTACTCTTTGATAGTAATCATTTAAATATTTTTCTCTACCTCTTAAATATTCTTGATATACAGGATGTACTGTATCATCTACTCTTGGCTTGGTATTTAATCTTTTATTTATATATTGCATTACTTGTGGACCAACTCTTTCTTCAAAGTTAGCAACAGCTTCATTTTTAGCATCCCAATCTATCATGTCAGAATCCATAAGACCTATATCTTTTAATTCTGTGGGCAATAAAGAATACTGACTGTTATCTGATATTAAAGTCATATACTCATTAAAAAAGTAATCGGCTACGCCAGTTTTAGAATCAATAGTTTGATATTCAAAATTTTTATATACTGGTCCATATCTAGTTTCTTTTTTAAGGTCTTGTTGAGCTAACCTTCTTTTTCTTGATACAGAGTTCATGTGTTTTACATACATAGCTACATCTATTTCATTATTATTTAAAGCAGAAGTTATTGCAGTTGCATCTTTGTCGTATTCTGCCTGAATTTCATCTACATCTTTAAACCAATCAGGCATAACTTCCTGAATTTTGTTTCCTAATGGATGTTTTTTTCTTTCTTCATATATAGTTTCTTCTATTAATTGAATATCATCAGTAGTACCTGCAGTAGATAATTTAATTTCTTCCTGTTGTAATATAGGTAAGTCATTCCACATAACTCCATGATGTTTCATTGATAATTCATCTTTTAAATCTTTTAATTCTTGCCAATCTGATATTTCATTTGCTGCAAATCCACCTATTTCTGCTAACATACCTGTTGGTCTATCCCAAAGATTTTCATCTCCAAGAGAAAAACCATGTTCTATCCAAAATGGTAAAGATTGTTTACCTATATGTTTTCCCCAATCTGTAGGAGTTTCTAATGGATTACCTATAAAATCATGTCCTAATGCCAAATCCCATGCTAATCCAGCAGTTGGTGGCTGTCTTCCTCTTAACCATTGAATTATAGGATTACTTAATAAACTAGCTGTAGTTGATTTTTCTGCTTCATCTGTCATAAATAATGGAGAATCTGATTTATCTCCTCTAAATCCTGGATCTAAAGCAATATTAGATGCTAGTTTTAAAAAACTGGTAAAGTAACCTCCTACACCTATATAACTTTCTCTACCCTCGGTTCCCATTCTTATTTTCATAAATTTACCACCATCTCCACCTTCAGATACTGGTCTAGGGTCCAAATAAGCTTTTACTCTTTCTTCTTCTGGAATACCTTGTTCTGCTTGAACTTGTCTGTAAAGTTCTACTGTTCCTACATATCCCATCATACCTACATTAAGCATTCTAAATAAAGTATGTCTTGCTGCATATCCTGACACAGAATTAGGAGTACCCATAAGAGCATCTGCTATTAATGCTGTACTGGCTCTAGTATATCTAGGAGAAAAGAATAACCATGATCTGTCTATAGCTGCTGCAGACCTGTTAGCTCCTCTAGCTCTTGAACTAAATACACCTGTCATTTTATTTACAGTATCTGCTAATTGCATCATAGCTAAGTCTCCACTATCTCCTGCTGCTCCTACTACTCCAGTTCTAATACCACCACCTATGCTTTTCTTTATAGCTACATCTTTTAGTGCTTGATACATTTCTATTCTTGCTATATCACCAAACACATCAAAAGCTTCATTAAATGCTTTAGTTAATCCTACAGCAGAAACTTTTTCTGTTCCAAGTACTTTAGCAATTCCTTTATCAACTCCTTCTAATACTTGATTAAATAAAGTTCCATCTTTAAACGCACTATAATAATCTAATCCTTCACCTGATATTTCTACACCAGCTTCTATCATTTCATCTATTATATGAGAGTTTTTAGCCATATAACCAGCAACAGCTTCTTTACTCTGAAAAAATGTTCTATAGTGCAAACCTGATGCTCTAGCCCACCCAGCAGGATTTTTAATTAATAATGGAAGACCTTGAATTAACGGAGCACCAAAGTCATAACCTACTTTCATAATTCTTAATATATCTCCTACAGTACCAGTAGTTTCAAGTATTGCTTGAAATTTAGATGCTATTCCTTTACCTTGAACTTGACCAAAAAATGCTTCTACTTGTTTTTTTTCTGCATTCGTAAAAAAATAGTTTTCTAATTCTTTTGTAGGAATCCCGTTTCTTAAATTAACATTAACTAAGTCTGCTTGATCCAGTCGAGTACTACCTCCTCCAATTTTATTTCTACCAAACACATCAACATACTTTCCTTCCCAATTTTTTCTTTTATAATAATTTAATTTCATGTCTTGAAGCTCTTTAAAATGGGTACTTAAAGTTTTTTGAACTTCAGGCAATAAATCTTTTTTTAAACTTTGTAAGCCTTCATTGTATTCATTTAAATATTTAGGATCTTGTTGGAATTTTTGAAGTATATCTGCTACAGCAGGAAACTCCTGCTCAATATCTTTCATTACTGCTTGTTTAAATCTACCTGTTTTAGTGAAATATTTTCCAAAATGTTTTGTAGCTTCATTAGGATTAGTATTAATTATTCCAACAACAGAAAGTAATTCTTCTCCTAATATATTTCTTGTTGAAATGCTTTTATCTATATTATTTACTATAGTTTTAGTTTCTCCAATTATTTGTTGTTTAAATTTATTTGTTATAGCCCTAGATGGGGCAGCAGAGTAACCTCTTATTAATTTATCTAAATTATTAAATAATTCGCTATTCTTAACTTTACTAACAAGAAGAGGATTGTCTTGCTGTAATTCATCTAATTTATTCAATACATTTTTTATAGGTTTTAATGGATCTCTAGTAAAATCTTGAGCAGCTTTTATATTTTCATTATGTTCTTTTATTATTCTATATACTTCTTTTTTTGTGTTAGTAACATTTTCTACAGTTGCTTTTGAATAATTTGCATTTATTAAAGTTTGCTCTAAATTTGTTAATTCTTTTCTTAATTCCCTTAATTCATCAATATTTTTAGGTAATTTTAATTTTCTTGAACTATATGATGAAATACCTGCTGCTACAGGTATTCCTTCTGGTATTCTTCTAATTTTTCCAACTACAATTCTTTCACCTGCAAATTTTCTACCAACTAAATTATCTAAAATTTTCTCTCTATTAAGTCTTAAAGTAGTATCTGCATCAAATTCTCCTGCACCTTGCATAAATTTATGAGATGCTCCTCCTAATACTTTTTCTATTCTTGTTCTAGTTGATTTTTCTAATCCTTCTCTTGTTGGTGGAATAAAAGGTAAACCTTTATTTAAAAGTGTTTGCAACTCTTTAATAACAGCTCCCTCAGTATCCATTTTATTTACCACAGATATTAATTCTTTTTCAACATTTTCTAGTTGTCTAGCCCTTTGATTCATTGGTCCATCAAGAACTTCTAACATTTTTTTTGTTGTTTCTTGTATTTCAGGAGCTACATCACCATCTATTTTACTTATAACCTCTTTTAATTCTGTACCAAATTCATTAATTCCAGCAGCTAAAAAACTTTTTTTTCCAGTTAGTTTTGGAGCATCTGCTAAATTATCTATAGTTTTAGTTAAATCATCAAAAGTATCTCTAACAATATCTATTTTATGAGATAAACTCATATAATCATCAGTTGCCTCAAATCTTTTATCTCCAAGAATTTTCATTCTATTAACAAAAGATGAGTCATTTATTCTATCCATAATTTCACCACTTTTTATATCATATACAGATATAGGATCATTAAGATAATTAATACCCATTTTTCTAGCTTCATCTCTTGTTAAATCACCTATTTCATCATCTAATTTCATTTTAAAATCATTTATATATTTTCGTGTTCTTTGCCCAGAGGCTTTACTAAAATTAACTATTCCTACACGCAAATCTCTTTCACCTATTGATTCAACTATAGAACCTATATATAACTGTCCAGTTTTTATTAAATTATGTTCATACATAATTGATCCGTCTGCATTTTGAATTACTTTAAGACCTACATCTCCAGGACTTACAACTCCATTTTCTACAAGATGCATTCCATGCTCACCCCATCCTTCTATAATTCCTCTTAATGCTTTTTCTTGTGCTTCAGTAGCCTTTATATGCTTTGCTAACTTAAAGCCACCTTTATTATCAAGAACAAAAGCTGACTCAAGAAAAGTAGCCCAATAGTCTAATGCTTCTACATTTTCTCCATTTGCTAGAAAATCATAATTATCTTTAAGTAAATGATCGAAAGCTCCTACGTTTTTTAAATTTTTAGGATCAACTCCTAATTCTTTCCAAAGCTCAGTTTGTTTTCTAACAGCATTAGCTACCAATACTTTGTTATCATTTTCTCTAGCACCATGAACTAATAAAGCTCTACCTAATTTTGATTTAACTTGGAATGGAGCAGGGTCAAAATATTTCCAAGCAAATCTTAAAGGAGCTACTAATTTTGATTCAGTTCCAGCAATAGCATACCCAAATGCTTTTAAATTAGTTATTGAATCAGCAGTATCTGCAGTACCTTGCAATGCTAAATATTGATAATCTGATTTAGGATTTGATAAATATGTTTTATCTGATTTAACTATCGGAGCTTTATAAAATTGTTCAAATTTTTCATAAGTCATTGCTCTTGAATATGCTTCATTACTAAGATTTCCTTTTTTATATCTACTTAAAGCATTAAATATGTCTTGATCTTCATATATTGTTCTTAAAGTTTTTGCATCTATTTTTTCAGGTTCAAGCATATATTTTTGGAATTTTTTTCTAGCAATATTTTGTAAACTTTTTTCTGATCCTGCAAAAAATGTTTGAGTTATGTCATCTGAAGTTTGTTTTTGCCAATAAAATCCAGGATTAGTTAAAACTTCGTCTTCTAATACCATATCCTTAGTATTACCCATTTTAGTCTTACCTATATCAACAAATTTAGAACCTTCTTTTCTTAATTTTTTTCTACCTATAGCTGCACCACCTTTTATTACTCCTTTAAAAGCTACTCCTGCTCCAAAAAATATAAAGTTACTTTTATCAGATACAACTTCTCCTAAAAATTTAACTGGATCTATAGTTTTTCCACCTATAGTAACCTGTGATATGTCTGTTTCTCTCCATGCAGCTCGTTGAGATTTTAATTGAGCTTCTCTTTCTGATAATCCACTATCTTTATATTCTCTTTTATATCGCCTTCGTTTTATTTCTAATTGTCTAGCAGCATTAGGATTAAAAACATTTATAACTGCATTAAACGGATTTAAAGGACTACCTGCACCTTGTACTGTACTATCATCCCATTTTTGCATAAGTTTAGAAAACCAACCTTTATTTTCTTCTCTAAGTGCAGGATTTGGATTACTAGCATTTGCTTCTGCTATAAGAGCTTCAGATTGAGCCTCAGGAGGCAATGAATCAATATTTATATCACTTATAGGTGTAGGGGTAAACTTTTGTTGCCTAATTATATTATTTTGATTTATAAGAGCTTGTCGTCTTTCTGCATCTCTTTTGTCTTTTAATTGCTGTCTTTTAGTTTTATAAAAAGACCATCTGCTACTAAGTTCAGTAGGTTCATTATCGTATGGATTTCTTCTGCTAAATGGACCTGACATTTATGCCACCTGACCAGTTAATGCTCCAAACGGATTAGATATTCCTGCAGGTGTAACACCTTGCACTAAATTAACTAAAGCAGAAGGAGTAACTCCTAATGCTCCAAAAGCTCCTTGCAAGAAGTTTAAGAACTCATTTGATCTACCTTGTAATGCTGCTGCACTAGGTATAGTAGTACCAAATGGAGTTTGACCTGTAGATAAAGCAGATAATGACCCTAATGCACTAGGATTAGATAATAATGATAATAATGAAGTTAGTGCTTGAACCTGTTGACCTTGCTGTTGTTCAGCTAATCTTTGTTCTGCAGTCAAACCACCTCTTGCTACAGATTCCTGTAATCCAATAAATTCTTGTGGAGTTAATCCAGCTCTTTGAGATGCTCCTTGTGCTTGTTGCTGTGCTTCATACAACTGAATTTGCTGAGCTGGAGTCAACCCACCTCTAGCAAGCGATTCTTGTAAATCTATATATTGCTGAGTCGTAAGAGTTTCTGCAGGACTTGGAGCAGTTTGTTGTGTCTGCATCTGCATATATTGTGCTGGACTTAAACCAAAAGGATTAGTCTGTTGCTGTGCTACAGCTAATTGACCTTCTTGCTGTATTCTTGCAATAGCTTCTTGTGCCTGTCTTTGAACATTAGCAATTTCTACATCTTTTTGAGCCTGATCTCTAGTAGTATCAGCTTGAATTTGTGCTATTTGTGTCTGAGTATCAGCTTGTAATTGTGCAATATTTCTTTGAGTAGCTGCTTCAGTAGTAGTTGCAAATCTTTGTTCTGCTGCCCCTAATTGAGCTACACCTGTTTGAGCTTGAGCTGCTTGTTGGGCTGACTGAATTTGTGCTTGTGCTTGTGCTTCACCTATAACTCTTTGTGCTGATGCTTGTATACTAGCAGTATTTTCTTGAGATGCTGCTTGAATCTGAGCTACTTGTTGTTGAGATAATCCTGTGGCATCTGATACTTGTTTGTTCCATTCACCCTGAATCCTAGCAACAGCTTCTTGACTAAGACCTGTAGCCTCTGCTGCTGCAACTACGTTTGCTGAATTAGCAAGAGCTACTGTTTCTTGAGATATTCTATTATTTTCTGCTATTGCTATTTGAGCATCAGCATTTATTTTTGCTATTGCTTCTTCTGTAGAGTTAGTACTTTGAGCAATTTGAATATTAGTTGTTCTATCTTCTAATGCAATTTGTGCTTGTGTTTCTCTATCTGCTAAAGCTACAGCTTTTGCTACTTCTGCTTGTTGATCTGCTATATATCTTTCATCTAATCCAGTTAATCTAGCAATTTCTTGTTGCATTTGCTGTTGAATACTAGCAATTTCAATATCACCAGCAACACCTGCAGCAGCAGCACCTGCCTGAATATCTGCTACTTCTCTAGCACTAATTCCATTTCTTTCTGCTACAGCGACTTGTGCCTGAGAATACATATCAGCAATTTCTTGTTCAGTTCTTTGAGTTATTCTTGCTAACTGTAGTTGCTGTTCTCTTTCAAGTCCTGCTTGTGAATCTCTTCGTGCTTGTAAATATCTTTCTAATTTATAGGTATTATCTGATTTATAAGCTTCAACATAACTAGCATAATTTGCAGACTCTGCAGACATACCTGCTACTTCTAAGTTTGCCTGTATTTCTTCAGCTAATCTATCAGCTTGTGCATCTAATTGTTCTCTTTGTATTTCTAATTCATTTTGAAAAGATTGTTCTTGTAGCTGTCTACCTTCTTCGCTTGCCAAAGCTGATTGATAAGTATCTACTAATTCTTGGTATTCAGGAGTATATTGCAATATTCCGTTTGCATCTTCATAAGTCCTAGCTAAATTAGTAGGTAATGGTGGAACAGAACCTCTTAAACCCATCATATATTTATTTATTTCAAATAAATATTCTTGTGCTTGACCTTGTTCTGCTGGATTAAATGCTGTGCTTACTTGTGAATCATTAATACCAAAAATATTTACTCCACTAGAATCTTGAACTCCATCCCCTTGCAATAAACCTGCCCTATTAAGATCATATCTTGCTGTATTAGATAAATAATTTCCTGTTTGACCATCATTAATAGCTTTATCAAAAATAACTTTTTGTTCATCAGTTAAAGAATTATAATTATTTACACCTTTTTTTATAATTTGTCCTTCTGGACTACCATCACCTGTAGGACCAAAATAACTTAAAACATTATCCATTGATTGATTTAATATAGCAGCAAACTCTGCAGCTATTTGTGGATTATCACCATAACTTGCTATATCTATTCCACCACTATTAAGATTTTCTTGAAATTGCTCAAATGAAAATGGTGAATTGTAAACTTTAGCCCAAGCTTGGTAAAGTACTTGAGGGTTAGATCGTGCCATATTTTCATATACGCTTCCCATAAATTGTGCATTTGTTTCCATTCCTGACATATTTGGTGACCCAGCCCCTGAACTAACACTAGATACAGCATTAGGATCAACTTTAGTCTTATCAAAAATACCAGCTGGATCACTCGCAGACCCAAAAAGACTATAATTAGTAAATTCATCTGATTCAGGTCCTGTAACTGCTGGCATTCCAAACTCTGGCATTTTAGGAGGAACTATAGGTCCTTTAGCTGAAGTATCATTTTCATTACCACCACCGACAATCATATTGTTTGCTGGAACTGTTGAAACCATTGAACTTGTATAAGGAGTAGGTGCTGCTGTTGAAGCCAAAGAGGGAGGTATTCCAGTATTATCTGGCTCCCAAACTAATCCACCTTCTTCTGTTTGTATCCACGGCATTTAAAAATCTCCTTGAAATGGGTTATTTAAATCTATAGGTTTAGGTTTATTCATAGATTTCTCTTTTTTTTGCTTTACTTCTGGTATGTCCAAATCTTTATACCTATTATCTACTGCTTTAAATGCTAGGGTAGCATAATCTAGGAATTTACTAAATCCTATATCTACACTACTACCTTTAGGTTTTGCCATTAGTAGTTACCTCCTCCAGGAGCCATATCTGCACCTACTGTTCTTCTAGGTCCACTTCTAGGTCCTGCTATTTGTCTACCTACTTGATTCATTTCTTCCAAGCTACCAGGCATTACTGGTCTGGGTACTTGCCCTCCTCCACCTGCAGCAGCTTGATTGCCAGGTCCAAAGTTACCTGGATTAGTTAATTGTGTTGCACCTTGTGTATTTAATATATTAGCAGCAATATTTGCAGCATTATCATCAGTAGTACCTGTTGCTGCTTGTATAGCTTGAGATAGTTGAGGTAGTTTTTCTGCAGCTATCTGAGCAAATAACGATTTTACTTCAGGCATTTCAAAGAAATCTTCAGCTAATCTATTACCTATAACTTCCAATGGATTAGATACACCAGCACTTCTTAATGCTGTGCCCCAATCTACAAAACCAGTTCTCCAAGTATCTCTCCAAAGACCTAACTTTCTTTCTTGTTCTTCAGGACTTGTGCTATTTAATCTAACTATACTTACATGATGACCACGAATATCATTAGGTTTTAGCTTGGCATCTAAATTACCTGATTCAGTTTTACCGAATACAGTAACTTCATCCATAATTACATCTTCAACTATTCTAAGCAATATTTCATTAGCTTCTTGCATACCTCTTTCAGTTGCATTTGCTACAGCACTAAAGTTCAAACTAGCTATACCTGCTAGTACAGCAGTATGATATCCACTAGCTGCTCCAACTGGTCTTTCTCCTCTAGTTACACTAGGTACTGTATTAGCTTCTATAGCACCTTTAATAGTTTGCATAGCTATTAATATACTTTGAGGAGCTTCTGCAACTGGGTCTGGTACTACTTCAACATTAGGTGGTACATAGTTTCTAGCACCTGGTTCCTGTGAATACTCAGACATAACTTCTTCTGTAAGACCTCTAGGTCCTCTAAATGAAATATTAGACCATGCGTTTCTACCAACTATATCTAAATATTGAGATGCTAACCTAGATTCTGCTCTAAGCATACCAAAGTTACCATGACCTATACCTCTATATAGATGTTCTGGCTTTCTACCTATAGTTTTAACTCCCATTTGAGGATAATACTGAACAAAAGGTATTTTTCCGTAGTTATGCTGTCTAGGTTCCATAGCCCATCTATCATCAGCTACATAACCTACATGAGTAGATGTCCATACTTCTAAGAACTCTACAGTACCACTTACTTTTCCTTCATACTCTGGAAAGTGTGCTTTTACCCAAGAAGCATCCATCTCACAAAACTTAATGATCCATCTAGGGTTATTTGATGCTATATCCCACACACACTCTTGAGGATTAATAACTTCAGCAATTATTGGGAAATTAAATTTTCTATCATTAATAATTTGCTGGATTTTCTCCTTGTATTGAGCATCTGACTCACCTTCTGATTGATCTGGGAAATCACTCCACATGTGTCCAGCAAACTCGTATTTTGCCCATGCAACACCATACAATCCTTGATGTTTTACTATCTCTCTTTGTACAGGAGTATTCTGTTGAATCATGTGATGAGCACCCTGCAAAAACTTTTCTATAAGTTCGGCTCTTGCTTGTGCTCTAGGTCCTGGTGGTGGTACATCTATATCTATATACTTTGGACTAGCATGAGCCACTAAAGTTTCTATAATAGAGTGAAAAGTACCTAGTTTTACCTGGTTTCCACCTTCTGGTACTGAAAAATCAAAATCTCCTAAATAAAAATCATCTGCTTCTTCACAATTTCTATAAAAATTACGAAATGATGCCATAGAACCCTCTTGAGACATTTGAGCTCTAATCCATTGTAAAGTAAGTTCTGGTTCATCTTCTGGAGATGCAGATAATAAATTTGCAGTTTGTTCTGCAGCACTTTCTATTTCAGCATGACTCATTGCCATTTGACATTCTCCTCAAGTGTTAATGGAACTCCATTTAATACCAAATCTGGATTTGTATTCTGAAGTTCTTCTATTTGCTTTTTTCTTCTTTCTCTTTTTATCCTTTGGATAATTTTAGAAGTATTAGATGTTCCACCTAGTGGCTCCATAATCCTAATAGTAGGAACTACTTGTTGAGCATTTTCATCTAACATAGCTGGATCACAAGCCATTAACGCTAAACATTCTGCATCAACCCAGTCATCATGAGCACTATCAGGATGTGAAAACTGATAACCCATACCAGACTGTTTTACCTCTATCGCTTCCATCTGACTCCTTAGTTTATCCCAAGATGTCGGAAATTGCACAGTACCATTTTGTAGAGCTATAGCATAGTTAAGAAATAATTGATATTTTGATTGTGGAGTAAACTTAAATGCTACTACTGGTATATTCATAGCTAGAAGTTCGTCATAGATTACATCACCACCCATACCTGAACTATCTATTCTAACTTCCTGAACTCTCCAGTCTTGACACTCTTTAGCTATACTTTCTCTCTGTAGAACCCAATCTGTTTTAAGCAATTCCATAGCATAAACTGATTCTCTAGTAATTCTATCTTTAATAATTAATACAGTAGGGTCAACTTGTTTACCTAAGTCTAAACCAGCTACATATTGCCTTTCTCCATTAGGTCTTAGTTGTTCTTTACCAGTACTAGCTTCATGTATTTTGCTAAAGAATCCACCAGCTCCTTCTGGTTGATCAGCCATATAATGCCTTCTCCAAATAGATTCAGTAGTTAGTTCTTTTTCTTTTTCTATATCCTCTAGCTGTTCTTTATTAAGATAATGATTATCAAATGTAGTTGCTCTTATAGCTACAGCACTTTTACTAGGTTCATTTTCAGCATGACGAAATCTTCTTGAAAACCAATGAGACCTAGATATAGGAGGTATGCCTTCTATACAAGCTCTACCTAGTCTACCAGGAGAGTTAAGAGTAGGTCTGACTTTGTTCCAGGCAGCTTCTTTAATATCCTGACCCTCAGCCATGTGTAAAAAATCAAGTCCTACAGTCTGTAATGACTCAGGGTTATCTGCAGACTTCAGCTCCCATAACACAGTTCTTCTATGCCTACCAGGTAACCAATTACCTCTTTCATCTTTTAATTCAAGCTCTACATACATTTCATCTTCTTTCCACCCAGAGCCTCTACCACCTGCTTGACCAGCTACTCTCTTTTTAACAATATGTGGTGGTATAAATGCCTTCATTTCGTTCCATACCTGCCTCATTTGAGCTCTAGTAGGAGCTACAGTCCATATATGAATAGGAGGAACTAGGGTATTAGTCATATCTATACCATTAACTACAAACTTCTGTTTAGATGCTTCCTCTATAAGACTTAGAGCTTCCTGTATAACTGCTCTACCTTTACCAGCCCTACGACCAGCCCATATATACTTTACTCTAGCTTTTACACCATGTAGTTTCTTTTGCCATTCGCAAGGTATGTAGTTATTTCCATTATACATTATTTACTATTACTACCATTAAAGCTTTTAAATAGCCAAACTTAGGCTCTACATTATCCTCTGTAAGGAATTTTAATCCGTGCTGACCAGCAGGTTTGGGCAAAAATCTAACTTCTATGTTGTTTTTAGGAGTGTTGGTAAGTGAATCCCAAAAATATTTATGAAAATATACAGAATTAGTACTAGATGGCAACAAAAATACAGTAATACACTTAGATTCAATAGCTTTTTTAACAAACTTAGGTATATTGTTATCAAACATAGGGTGGCAATATACTATTTCTCCATCCCAGCTATGATCTAATGCAGAGTCCTCTTTAGTCCAATACTTAGGTAATAGTGCGTTCTTATCAGAGGCACACGCATCTACAGTAAACTCAAACTCTTTAATAAGCTTATCCCATATAATCTTTGGAGTTCTAATATATTCAAGCTTTAAATTATTAAATTTCTGTTTAGCTCTAACAATATCTGGGTGTGGCATTATTCAACAGGACTTAATTCTTCAGGGTCAATGGTTTGTTTAAACTGTTGCAGACCACTACCATTCGATTTGTTGCCGTTTTCGGCTTTCTGGGCATTATATTCTAACTTACTTCTGTATTTAGTAGTATTGTGGTCAACGTATTGCTTATACTTTTCAGAATCGTGCTTAATGTTAAGATACCAT